AGAATATGAAATATTAAAACAAATTCAAAAAGACATTGAATCTGAATTAGCAAATATAGATAAATAGTACATATTTATACTAAAACATAACCATGATAGATAAAGATAAAATATTCCAGTTGTTTGTTGATGGTAAGGAAATCAATGATGATAAAACTAAATCAGAAATAAAGGATTTTATGAACGGTCCTTTTGCTAAAATAGGAATGTTTGTCAAATTAATCCAAAACCACCATGTATTCCATCTTAAACTAGAAAAATTTTTAAAAAAAGAACAACCTAATTATAATGTAGAATCTACAAAAGAAGCATCTGAATTTACTGTATATAATAGAGCATGGTCCTATATTCAAAATATAAATTTAGATAATCATAATGATGTAAATGCTATTATAAATTTTGATAATAAAGTATTTTCTAAAGCGTTAGGTAGTGCAATCCAATTTTTTGAACAGTATGAAGAATATGAAAAATGTGCACACCTTCATAAAATAAAAGAAGTAGTTAAAGAAATTTAAAAAATAATTAGGATACACAAAAACTCCCTCGTACATTGTAATTACAGGTTTAGGAAATAAGGAATAAAAAGGGAATGGAAATAAAGGAATAAAGGGGTAAACGTTACCCATATTAAATATATAATAAAGTTATGAGAAATAGAGATTTAATTAATAGAAAATTAGAAGCATTAGACCATACTCTAATTAACCTCCAGCGTATTGTAAATACAAATGAACCCCTTTCGGTTTATAAAGAGAGTATTGAAAAGGGGCAAAATATCATTGAAGATTTAAAAACAATGGTTGAAAGAGAACCTCAATCCCCAAAAGAACAAAATACTTCAGTAAGATAAATTGAGAAGAATAAACCAACTAATATCAGCATTTGGTAATATGCCTGCAATTTATGAAGGTATTAAAAATCGAATCTTTAAAAAAGAAGATGTTGAAGAAATAGCAGCTATTAGATGGTCGATTTGCAGAACTTGCCAACATTTAGATACAATAGGAAAAAGTTGTACCGTGCCTGGTACACAACCTTGTTGTACCTTATGTGGGTGTGCTATGCAAACAAAAACTAGATCATTAATATCATCTTGCCCAGATGGAAAATGGGCTAAATTCTTAAATACAGAAGAAGAAGCAAAAGCATTAAGAGCAAATCTAAAATAAAAGTTATGAAATTATCAGCGGAACAAATTCAAGCAAATTGGGAAACATTTTTAAATAATATTAAAGAACATATTCCAGGCAATAGGGGTGAATGTTTAATCAATTTTTATAAACGTTATGAAGAACGAATAATATTAATGCCCGCATCACATAAAAAAGAATACCATTCAGCATTTCCAGGTGGATATGTTGACCATGTAAATAGAGTTGTTGATGCATCTTTAAAAATGTATGGTGTTTGGGAACAGTTTGGAATGGATACATCTACATTTACTATTGAAGAATTAGTTTTTTCCGCTATTAACCATGATTTAGGTAAAATGGGTGATAAAGAACATGAAGCTTATATACCTCAAACTGATAATTGGAGAAGAGATAAATTGGGTGAAGAATATATGTTTAATAAGAAACTAGCTTTTGCAGCAGTTCCAGACCGTGGTTTATTTTTATTACAACAACATGATATTACTTATACTTTTAATGAAATGATAGCTATTCAAACTCATGATGGTTTATATGATTCGGCAAATGAAAAATATTTAAAGGCATTTATGCCAGAACAAAAACCTCGCACATCTTTACCATTTATCTTACATCAAGCTGATATGATGGCAGCACGTATTGAATTTGAACAAGAATGGTTACCAAAGTTTTCTAAGGATAGCGTGGCAGCGCCAAAGAAAAATTATACATTAAATAATAACATAAAATCATCCAAAGCAAAAGCATTAAGTACAGTTTCAAGTCCGGGTTTAAAAAATATGTTAGATAGTTTATAATGGAAATAATTTTAATAATATTATTAGTTTTAATAGTTGTTATCTTAGGATATTCAACTTTTAATCTTTTACGTAAAAATGAACAAGCTGAAGATATTATTACTTCCCAACAAGTATTTATTAATAAAGTAGACGAACAAGTTACTTTCTCAGAAAAGAGACTAGAACAAATCGATAAAAAAGGTACATTTAAAAGCGATGATGAAATAGGTTGGTTTTTTAATGAAATAAAGGTTTTACAAAAAGGTTTATCTCAATTTAAAACTAATTCCTAATTAATGGTAAGAAAAAGAAGGAAAAAAAGTAAAAATTATTTTACTCAGGATACAGAAAATGCTATTGTGTTATATAATAATACTAAGGATTCTGAAATTAGATCTAAAATATATGAACGTGAAGTACATTTCGCGTTTTTTAAGCTCACACAGAATATTATCCATACATTTAAATTTTACCATACTGAAGTAGAAAATTTAGAACATTTACAACATGAAATAATTACTTTTTTATTATCTAAGATTCACTTATTTGACCCAACAAGAGGGGCTAAAGCATATTCTTATTTTGGTACCATTGTTAAGAGATGGTTAATATTATATAATACTAAAAATTATAAAAAGAAAATTAAAAAAGTAGGAGTAGAAGTATTAACTAGTGAAAATTCAACACATACATACTCTCAAGGAGATGAAAAAATTAAAAGTGATTTAGATAAATATGTTGATATATTTGTAAATCATGTATCAGAAAATATATTTGAATTATTCCCTAAAAAAAATGATGCTCAAATAGCAGATGCTATCTTAGAATTATTTCGTAAAAGAGAAACATTAGAAGTATTTAATAAAAAAGCACTTTATATATATATTAGAGAAATAGTTGATGTAAAAACTCCAAAAATTACAAAAATAGCAGATAAACTACATAATATATTTAAACAGCAATATATATTTTATTTAGAAAACGGCTACGCTAGATTCTAATTTTTTTCTATATCCATATTTATAACAAAATAACATTATGGGATCATTAGACAATATTGTATTTAAGAAAAAGAAATTCTCAGATATATTAAGTGAAATTTACGACAATCAAAAGAAAAAAGAAACCCAAATAACGGGTTTAATATCAGAGTTAAAACCACTTATAAATGACATAGGTGATGCTACTTTAATTGTTCCACTTATTAAAGAATATATGGAAATTGGCGTCCGTAACGATGAACAGTTAATTAAAATGGCAACTATAGTACAGCGTGCGCTTAATAATAGTAGTGGTGAAGAATCCATGGGTATAACGGAAGAAGAAAAAAACCAATTAATGGAAGAGTTAGATAAACTCAATACTAATTTCGAAGATAAAAAAGATGAACAATAAATACGGTTTTTCTAGTGTTAATAGACAAGTAAATTTCCAAGATTCTAAGGGATCACAAACATCTTCACAAATAGAGGAAATTAACCAAAAGTTTATTTATGCTAGAGTTGTAGATATTATTTTAAATGAGAACCACCCTAAATTTGAAGAATTAGGGGGGTGGTCTTCTATAGGTACTATTTTTTATTTAGATGTTGAAGTTAGTAACAACAATCTTAATAATTCTTTAACTGCAAAACCTTTACTTTCTAATTCAAAGAATTACCCATTAGTAAATGAATTTATTTTATTATTTAAACTCCCTAATAAACAAATCTTCTTTAATGAAAGTAATAGTACTAGTTATTTTTATTTAAATCCTATATCAATTTGGAATAACCCTCACCTAAATGCATATCCAAACGTAGAATTAGCTTCAACTACCCAACCATCCGAAAAAAAAAGTTATCAAGCTATAGAAGAAGGTCAAACAAGAAAATCTTCTAATGAAGAAATAAATTATGATTATAATTCTCCTTTAATAGGAGGTACTTTTATTGAAAGATCAAATATTCACCCCTTATTATCATTTGCTGGGGATATAATTACTGAAGGTAGGTGGGGTAATAGTATAAGATTTGGGAGCACAGCAAAAACTGATAGTATCCTATATGATAATAATTGGTCTAATACTGGGGATGATGGTAATCCTATTACAATAATAAGAAACGGGCAACCTAATGATGCTAGTGAAGAAGGATATTTACCTATTATTGAAGATATAAATAAAGATTTATCTTCAATTTATTTAACTTCAAACCAATCAATACCATTATCCTCTTCTATAACAAGTAACCCAACAATAAGCAATAACACACCAGAATCAGTTGGGTCTTATCAAGGAAGTCAAGTAATGATTAATTCGGACAGATTAGTTTTTAATACAAAAGCAGACAGTATTATATTAAATTCACAAAGCACAATATCATTAACTTCAATTAATACAACGGGTATATATTCTCAAGAAGGAGATGTTGTTTTACAATCAGCAAAAAATAATATTAGATTAGGGGACACTAGTGCTAACCAATCTGTAATGTTAGGAGATACATTTTTAGATGATTTTGAAAATCTTTTAAAAAAACTCCAAGCTTTGAGTCAAACACTTTCAGCAGAACCTAAATTATTTTTAAGTACTGGAACAGCGGGATCAACAAAAACACAGATATCATCAATGTTAAATAATATTAACAGTTATAAATCTAAAATTGTAAAAGCTATATAAATGGGAGAAGAAGCACTTTTACAATTAGTCCAGCAGGCACTTGCTACACCTCAAGGTAAATCCTTATTAGGAGAAAAATTACCTGTAGCAGATATACTTAATAGAATTCAAGAATTATCAACTAAATATAAAATAGATCTTTCTACTTTAAAAGAATCATCAGAAAAAAAAATAAATTTGTCTTTAGGTTCTAATTTAACTAGAGAACAAAGAAGAGAAAAAAGAAGACAAAAAAGACTAAGTGCGAAAGAAAAACTTCAAGAACGTTTAGATGCTGAGGGTATAAATAAAGTAGATTCAAACCAAAAGATTAGAGCTGAACTTTTATTATTACAAGCTAAATTAAAAAGCCAAACACCTATTTTACAAGAATACACTATAGTAGGTAGACTTCAAGATAAAAATACTAATACCCCATTACAGGGAGCAAGAGTAACATTAGGAGTTAATCAAGATTTTGCAGAAACAAAAGTTGAGGTTGATAATCCTTTAAATGTTTCTGGAGATTTACTCACTAGCAAACAATCAGTTAATTTACAAGATTCAATTTTTTCACCCATACCTGGACAAAGTACTAGAACTGATAAAGCAGGTAATTTTTCTATTAAAGTTAAAATACCTATAATCCCCTCAAATCAAAAAACACCATTAGTTTTTGGTTTACTTTATTTTAAAAGTGGATACATTCCTGGAACTCAAGCAATAATAAATGGTGATAAAACAATAAAAACAAATTTATCCCTTACTAGTTTAACAAATCTTGAAAAGGCAGCCGAAGATATAAGCCAAGAATTTAGTGACAAAATTGATAAGGCACAAGCTACAGTAACAGCAATTGCAATGACTCCTGCCAATGCAATTATTTCTGCTAAAAAAATTAGTATTGCAAAAGTATTAGACAATATTAAAACTAAATTAATCCCATTAACAATATCATTATTAATTACTTTTGGTATATCAAAATTAACACAAGCGAATAGAAAAACTTGTCCTACTCCTGAAGCCTTAGCAGATGTCATTAGAACCAGAAATAGAGTAGTAAGACAACTAAATCAAATATTTAAAACAATTACTACAAATACTGCAATAGCTGCAGCTTTTGTAGCACTGGGAATAGTATTAAAAGGAATTAGATTAGGATTAAATGCTCTTGGGTTACCTCAAGCAGTAGGGGTACCTCCAGCTAAAGACTTTGGTGGGTTAATTTTTGCACTGCCTTATTCTACGACTGCTAAGTTACAAGATATAACAGCTACATTAAAAGATTTAGAAAAAGATAATAATGAAACAAGTAGAGCTACTTATGTATCATTAATATTTTTAATAGCGGCAGCTACAACTGTAGTATTACTATTAAAATCTATTGATCAAATGACTCAAGAATGTGCTGAAGAAAATGGGGTAACTGATTTAGAATTAACAGCAATTAATCAAGAATTATTAGATTTAGCTGAAGAAGAAGCTGAAGATGGAAATCCCATAATAAGTAATGTAAATGGGTTTATTTTTAGCGTAGAAACTGATAATTCAAACCCCGTAGGTACATTAAAAAGAAGATTTGCTGTTGGGAAAGATAGTAGAGGAATAACTTTATTAAAAGGTGAACCTTCATTTAGCTCATCAGACCAAATACTAATCGATGAACTTGTATTTTATATACAACAAAATAATTTAAAAGCTAACTAGTTTAATATTTATAATAAATCAATATAACATGAAATTAAGTCAATTAAAAACTATTGTAAAAGAAGCTGTAAAAGAGGCAATACAAGAGGAGATGAAAGACATTCTTATAGAAGCTGTTCGTGCTCCTAAATCCGTAGTCTATGAAAACTCATCAGTTACACCAACTCCAATAAATTCTATACCACAGCAGAAGATGCCAGATGATAAAAGAATGGCAATGAAAGAAAATATACAAAGTGTATTAGGAGGTATGATGCCTGGATCTAATGGTACATTAAGTGCTACAACAGCAAACGTACAACCCTTACAAATGGGGAGTGGAGATACAACATCACCAAATGGTAGTTTACCACAAGGAAATGTAAGTATGGATCAAATAATGGGATTAATGCAAAGTAAAGGATAATAATTATGGCGTTTGGAGTAAGAAGGGTATACCCTAATGATTTACGACCTAGAGTAGCTATTGGAGTTGATATTCCATTTAGTGCACCTGAGGTTTTTCGACCTAACTACCAAACTAAGGACGCAATTAAAAATAATTTAATTAATTATTTCTTAACAAACCCAGGAGAAAGAATAGAAAATCCTTCATTTGGGGCAGGATTAAGAACTTATATTTTTACCCAAATATCAACCGGGAATTTAGATTTTATAAAAGAAGATATTCAAACAAAATTAAGTAATAATTTTCCAAATATCCAAGTTGAAGATGTAAAAGTTTTAAGAAGTGTCAATAAAAATACAATACAAATAAACATAACCTATAGTATACCTAATACAGGAATAAATGATACTTTAGAATTAAACTTTAGATAATGGCTTTATTAAATAAAGATATAACATATATTAGTAAGGACTTTAATGATATTAGAGCCCAACTTATTAATTTTTCACAAACTTATTTCCCTAATACTTATACGGATTTTAGTCCTGCTTCCCCTGGTATGATGTTTATTGAACAAGCAGCATACGTTTCAGATGTATTATCTTTTTATTTAGATAACCAAATACAAGAAACTTATTTACAATACGCTAGACAATTTGATAATTTATATGATTTAGCATATATGTTTAGTTATAAACCAAAAGCAACAGGTTTGGCATCAGTTAATCTTGATTTTTACCAACAAATTCCTTCTAAAGTAGAGGGAGTAACTATTGTACCTGATTTTAATTATGCACTAATAATTGGACAAAATACAGTTTCAAGTACCCCAACAGGTATTAATTTCTTAATAGAAAATGCAGTTGATTTCTCAGTATCATCTTCAAGTGACCCAACTGAAGTGTCTGTAGCACAAGTATCAAATGGAGAACCTACTTATTATTTATTAAAGAAAACAAGAAATGCATCATCAGGTACTATATCAACTCAAACTTTTACTTTAGGTGCATACCAACAATTTCCTACTTTAGAAATTAATCAAAGTAATCTTGGGGGTATAATTGATATATTTGATGGTGATGGTAACCAATATTATGAAGTAGATTATTTAGGTCAAGATTTAGTGTATGATAGTATTCAAAATACAAATACTAACGATCCTAATACATACCAAGACGGGGATGCACCTTATATTTTAAGAACAAAATCTACTAATAATAGATTTGTAACAAGATATTTAAATGAAACAACATTACAAATTCAATTTGGTGCAGGTAATGCATTACAAATAGATGAACAAATAGTTCCAAATCCTGATAATGTAGGAATTGGGTTACCATTTGGTCAAAGTAAATTAACAACTGCTTATTCACCAACAAATTTTGTATTTACAAATACTTATGGGACAGCACCAAGTAATACTAATTTAACAGTTAGATATCTAACAGGTGGTGGAACTAAAGATAATATTAATGCTAACCAAGTAAATCAATTAAATACAAGTAATATTTTATTTAAAAATGCAAATTTAAGTGATACATCAATAGCACAATTTTTATTTAATTCTTTAGCAGTAAATAACCCTATAGCAGCTAGTGGAGGAGGAGATGGAGATACTATAGAAGAAATTAGACAAAATTCTTTAGCTAGTTACAATACTCAACAAAGAAACGTAACAGCGGATGATTATTTAATTAGAGCTTTAAGTATGCCACCTAAATTTGGTGATTTATCTAAGGCATATACAACAAAACCAAGTGTTAAAGATCCTGATACAATTTTAGATCTATATGTATTAGCTTATAATACATTAGGTAAGTTAACAACAGCATCAGATACTATTAAAAGTAATTTAATTACATATTTAAACCAATCAAGAATGATAGGTGATACTGTTAATATTAAAGATGCTTTTATTATTAATATTTGTATAAACTTTGAAATAATTACATTACCTAATTTTAATAATAGTGAAGTATTAGCTAGATGTATAACAGCATTACAAACATATTTTGAAATTAGTAAATGGCAAATTAATCAACCTATTATATTAAGAGAAATAACAGTATTATTAGATAATATTCCTGGTGTACAAACTGTGCAAAATGTAAATATTGCTAATAAAGCAGGTACAAATAGTGGATATTCACAATTTGCTTATGATATAAGTGGAGCTACTCAAAGTGGTATTATATATCCTTCTTTAGACCCAAGTATATTTGAACTAAAATACCCAGGCATAGATATTGAAGGTAAAATAGTTTCATTAGGAACTGGAAACTTTAATTCATTAGGAGGATATTAAAATAAAAAATTATGGCAGTATATAAATTATTTCCTTTACAAGACGCATCTCTATATTCATTTTATCCCGAAATGAATACTGGGATAGATGCTATTATTGAAGCCGGAAATTTAAATGTAAACATTAACCCATTACCCCAAGTATTTAGGTTTTTAGTTGAATTTGATCAATCTGAAATTAATAGTATAATTGATGCTAAAATAGGAGGAACACAATTTTCAAGTAGTTTAAGATGTTTCATTGCAAACGCTCAAGGAGTAGACCATGATAGCTGTTTAGAAGTATATCCTGTATCTGGATCTTGGAGAAATGGCACTGGTACATATTTAGATTCACCATTTGCGGTTAATGGTGTAAGTTGGAGACAAAGAACATTTTCTGGATCCGTAGCAAACGGAGCTGCACCATGGGATTTTACTCCTAGTACAACATATGTTACTGCATCATGGTCAGGAAGCCAAGGAGGAGGGAATTGGTATACTGCTTCCCTTGATCCTAATGCTCAAATTGAAGCATCACAATGCTTTACTTTAAGATCACAAAAAGATTTAAATGTTAATGTTTCTGATATAGTTAAAACTTGGTATTCTAGTTCTAAAGCAATATTAGGAACCTATACTAATATAGTAAATGATGGATTTATAGTTAAATGGGAAGATGCAATCGAATTTAACCAATCACAGGCTATTCAGCCCATTATGCAATTTTATTCAGTAGATACTAATACAATATACCCTCCTTGTTTAGAAATAAAATGGGATGATCAAATATTTGAAACTGGTATTTTACCACCTATCCAAACAACAGATTTATATGTTGCATTAGATAGTAATCCTGGAGTATTTTATAGCGAAAGTATAAATAGATTTAGACTTAATGTTAGACCAGATTTCCCAGTAAGAACATTTTTAACCTCATCAATAGATACAGTTAATCACTTTTTAAATAGTAGTTCAATGTATTCTGTTAAAGATTTAGATACAAATGAAACATTAATAGATTTTGATCCTGAATTTACAAAAATTAGTTGTGATTCAACAAGTAATTATTTTGATATATATATGAATGGGTTACAACCCGAAAGATATTATAAAATATTAATTCAAACAACTATTAGTGGTAGTACAATAATAAAAGATGATGATTATTATTTTAAAGTTATAAATAGATAATGGCACAAGAAAAATTAGATTTAGTAAAAGAAGTTTTTAATAAAGCTGAATATATTAAAACCATAGATACTAGCTTTAATGAATTTAGTGCTCTATCTATTACTGAAGATCAACAACTTCAACCTAGTATTGAAGAATTCTTTGGATTATACAATTCTCTTTTTTATGATATACCCGCCTTAGGTGAAACAAATTCTCATCAGTATCTAGTAAGAACCAGTGGTGAATATATTAATTTTGATGAAATAAATGATGAAATACAAGCATTACAAGCTGAAATAGCTCAACTAAGAAGTGATCTGTTAACAGCTCAAATGGAAAGTGCAAGGGCAGCAGCATCTTCAACAGGTGATACTGCTACTAATGAGGCATTATTAGTCTTTGAAAGAGAAATTCAAGCAGCTAATGAAAATATAATTGAAACAAACACAACATTGTCAGAAAATACTAATACATCAATTAATACTGCAGCTTTATCAAGTGGTGGAAATACTGGTGCTTCAGCAGCGCCAACAGGAGGAAGTGGTGGATCTGGTGGTGGTGGTGGAGGATACTAAAAATAATATATGAATCAAGATAATGTAACAATAAATAGTTTAAATCCTAATACATTTGAGTACCAAACATACTCAGATGCGGATTCAGAATTAATAGTGCAGTCTCAATTAGATACAGTATTTTCTAAAGATACGGATTATATTGAATATTATGTTTATGATCAAAATCAAAATTTAATATACCCAAGTTCAACAATTCCTTTATTAGACTACGATGTAAGAGATGGAGATGTACTTTTGAATCCACAAAAAGATTTAGAAAATCCTGGTTTTGATATAGGAATATATAATATTTTATATAACTTTTATAGAAAAAGATTATCATCTAACTTATCAGAAAAATATTTTATTTCTGCTATATCATCTGATAGAACTGAAATAAGGTTAGATAGTAACATTATCCCAAATGAGTTAATAATTTCCTCATCTAATTCTTTTATTCAATATAGAGAGACGGCTGAATATTTTGTTGATTTTTATTTAAACTTTGGTGATAATCAAACCATAATAGCTAATAACATAAAATTAGAAACAGAAGAAGGAATTGATCCTACTGTTTTAATTAAATTATATGAACCCTTACCATCTAATTTTAATATAAAAGATGAACTATGGGTTGTAGAGGAGTTATCAGAGCCTCAAGCTTATGAATTAAATTTCCCATTTGAACCTATTATAGAAGATGATTTTACTTATATATCAGGTCCAAATTATAATTTAAATATAACCCAAGAAACTTCTACAGGAGGAGAGTCATTTTCATTTAATACTTTACTACAATCAAACATAACAAGTTCAATTAATCAAATTCAAAATCTTTTAAATCAAAAAGAAATTGACATTAATGTTAATTATGAAAATTATGCAAATTTTATACATTTTAGTTCTGCTAAAATACGTTTAGAAAATTTTTACTATAAAGTTGGATTAATTGAATCTGCTAGTAATCAAATAACGGATAATTTAGATTTAATAACAAGCCAAACAACTAATACTACTGCTTTTAGCTCTAGTAAAGCTCAATTAACAGGTCAAATTAATTCTATTATAAAAAACTTTGATGGTTATGAATCTTTTTTATATTTTAATAGTGGGTCTCAATATTCTTACCCAAAACAAACATCCTTTCCTCCTTTTGAATTGTATTCAACAGGAAGTACTGAAGTACTAGAATGGATTGGTAATGCAACAGTTGGAGAAACATATTATGGAGGCCAAGCATTATCTGCTTCTGATTATGACCAAGATAATAAAAATTGGCTATACTGGTCGATACCAGAATATTTAAGAGATGATCCTGCAAATGAAGGGTATGAATTATTTGTTGATATGGTTGCCCAATATTATGATAATGTTTGGGTTTATACAAAAGATATATCAAATAAATTTGATGCTGATAACCGTTTAGAATATGGTATTGCTAAAGATTTAGTAGCGGATGCTATTAGAGATTTTGGTGTAAAATTATACGCTAGTAACTTTAATACAAATGATTTATTTACCGCATTTTTAGGAATAACTCCATCTGGTAGTGCGTTTCCATTTCCAAATGTAACTGGTAGTTTACCCACACCTACTGGGTTTGAGTACGTAAATACTGAAATATCTGCTTCAAATGATATAGTCCCATTAAACAATGTTCAAAAGCAAGTATATAAACGAATATACCATAATATACCATATTTACTTAAAACTAAAGGTACGATAGCTGGTATTAGAGCATTAATAACTTCTTATGGAATACCAGATACAATTTTACGTATTAGTGAATTTGGAGGTAAAGATAGAAACGAATCCCAGGATTATGATTTAAAACAAGATGTATTTAATTATGCATTTGATGCTGGTATACAAGGAAAGAATTTTGTTTCTTCTTCATTTAGACCAAATTCTAAATTTAATCCTAAAGGAACGGATACTGATACTTATGGTTCACCTAATACAATACAATTTAGATTTAAACCTGCTAGAATACCTACTGCTTCTAATAATGTTGCTAGTAGTGATATAATATATTCTCAATCTTTATGGTTGAGTGATCAAACTGATAATACATTTGGAAATATAAGTTCAGCAGTAGTATTAGAATATACAGGATCAGGATTTGTAACAGGTTCTTATTCTGGATCTATAGCTAGCCCTTATGATAATTGGGGTACTCTAAAATTTTACCCAGATTTAGAATTTAACCCAACTATTTCTTCTAGTTTATTTTTTCCATTCTTTAATGAAGATTGGTGGTCAGTACAATTAACAGTTACAGGAAGCGGAACAACAGTAACAGGTTCTTTATTTTCTGCTAATGAAATTGATGGCAAAATTGGATTTAGTGGTTCAGATTTTAAAACGGGATTAGATGCAAGATCCTGGTATAGAAGTGATTTTGCTGCATTAAATATTGGCACAAATAAAACAATTAATAGTAAAATTTACAATCCATTTTCTGGATCATTCCAAGAATATAGAATGTTTATTCCAAGAATTAGTGAAAGTAAATTTTTTGATTATACTGTAAACCCATATTCGGATGAAGGTAATACAATAAATAGTACACCTAATGAGTTATTCTTTAGAGCAGCTTTAGGAACACAATTAGATACAGGAAGTACAACTTCAATACATCCTAGAGTAACGGGTTCAACAGTTCAAATTACACAATCATTTGATAATAAAACAAGTACATTTTATACAAGTAGTGCTAAATGGGTTACAAATGTAGAAGATATATTTCAAGACCAAGTACCAGCGGGTATAAAAAATAGAATTACAGATAAAATATATAATGAAAATTTAATATTAGCTGAAGCACCTTATGGTTTTCAAACACCATCTTCATCTCAAGCAACTATTTCAAGTCCAACAAGTGATGTAATATCACCTATGGAGTCTATACAACAACAATCATTTGTAAGTCAAAGTTATACTCCTAACGTTAATTATTTAGAAGTAGCATTTTCACCATCAAATCAAATAAATGATGATATTAATGCACAATTAGGTTATTTTAATTTAGGAGAATATATTGGGGATCCAAGATTTGTATCTTCATCACTAAACACATACCCAGATTTAGATAGATTAAGAAACGCATATTTTGAAAAATATATTAGAGGATATGATATAGTTGACTTTATTAGATTAATTAAATTTTTTGATAATTCTTTATTTAAAATGATTAAAGATTTTACTCCTGCTAGAACAAGTTTAGCTTCTGGTGTAGTAGTAAAACAACATTTATTAGAAAGAAATAGACAAAGACCAGCTCAAGCAACATCTTCATTACATAATTATGAAGGCTTGGTAGTTAATTTACCAAAAAATTATAGTTCTGGTTCATCCGATTTTCCACAATATTCAACATCTGGTTCTTCAGTTTATAAATTTACTGGTGGTACTGGTGGTTCATTTGAAAGATTTAATAGCATGACAACCTATCAATCTGGTTCAAAAGGTTTAGGACCTGATAATAGATTTTTCTTAACACAAAGTTGGAGCGAATCTTTTGATTATGGTTCTATAGATAGATCAATTATTAATTCTACTTTCTTTAATCAAAGTAGTTCACAGTATATAAGTGCTTCATATAAAGGAATAAGAAAAGGAGTAATACATAATAACCAATCAGAATTTTATACAGGTATATTTACAGGCTCTTATATTGAAGTTGAAGATGGTATTTTAAACCCAGATTGTGGTCCATATCTTAATGTAGCAGATCAAGGGGCTACATACAAACCAGTTTACTATTCATTTACGGATCAGTTAGCTGGATCAGTCACAGCAGATACTTTCATAGATATTAATAATATACCACCAACGGGATATGCTTGGATAGGTTCTTCTGAAAACCCAGGATCAGAATTAAGTAGAGCAGAAAGTACTGTTAAATTAATAAAATTAGCAAAAAAAGACATTAATGGTCTTGAAGTATCAGATTATTTACAGCAGGGTACTAAAATCATATTAGCGGGATCAGATTATTTTATACAAGGGGTTACTAATTATGCTACTCATACCTTATTAAATATTGATTCAACTTTATTTAATGCTAATATAACATATTCTGCTAATGGAGGGCAAGAAGATTATACATTATCTGAAGCAACTGGTAGTTATAGTTCAAGTGGAGCTAGTGATTTAAACTCTCAAGGGTATTTTCATCAACCTGTTTTATTGCAAAACCAAAATATATATTACTATGGTGATCAAGAAGGAATAACATCTGCAGATACAAGTGAAAATCCTGTAGTAGATGTATTAGGTTTTTTTAACCCTGGATCACCAACAACAACAACACAAGATATAATTATTAACCCAAATGCATTTGGCGAATTTGGAGGATTTACTTTACAAAAAACACCAAATACACCTTTATTTTTTCAATGTGCATTTGCATACTCAGCATCAGAATTAGGATTTACTAATAATATTTCATCTTCTGGTATATATCACTCTGCTAGTAGTAACTTAGGAACGGCATACAGTCAGAAGTTTGTTATGCCTATTGATACTGTTACTACCATCAACACACAATCAATTTACAGACCAGCTCCTCATCTATTAGAGTTACAAAATACTCAATTCCAAGAAGATTTCTCTGGAACTATGGTTAATAACCTAATACCTGGTAACTCAGCAAGTTGGTATGATTCAGAGGCGGGTACAGGTGGAGCTAAAGGACCTGGGTTTACTCCTGTACAAGAAGTAACATCTCCTTTTACTAAACCAAATTCTGTTAATTTAGCAGGTAATGCCCAAATGATTAGTCCTGGAACTGCCTCACTTGATTTTTATTTTCCAAAGTTAGAATTTAATCAAACTACTACTGCTGCTCCTGCATTAGCATTTTTCAAAACTAGCTTTTCAGGATCATCTTTAGTAGGTGGAAATGATGATTTTGAATATACAAGAGGTCCTGAAACATCTGATATTGATATTAGTACATTTGATGACATAGATGGATCTGTTGGTGTTTTTATGTCATGGTTTCGTAAACAAGCTGACTTTGCATTAGATGCAGGTTCTGGTTTTGCGGCATCAGGTTTTCCAATTACTCAAGCAGAATTAGTTATACAATATACAATTACTGCACCTACGGGTACTAATATGTCAGCTAGTGTATACGCGGCATCAACTAATAATAGTACTGCACCAACAAGCTTTTTAGAAGGACATACAATTGGTGCAACAACTCAGACTCTTCCAAACTCACCAGGAACTCAATATTTTGAAGGTGCTCAAGCACTATTTACAAATCCTCAAATTGACTCCTATGCCTATGTTCGTAATACTGAACCAGCAGTTGGTCTTAATCCTGCTACTGGAGATAATTAT